CTCGGCCACGGTGACGATGGACTTGCACATCCCCGCGAGCACCGCCGACAACATCGGCGAGATCAACGTGCACGAGGAGATCAACGTGACGGTCAGCGTCACGGCCCCCAACAGCGCGACCGCGACGGTCGGGGCACCGACGGACGAGTGATTTTTCGCGCGCGAGCCCCGGCCGGCTAGGGGAGTCTCGCGGAAGAGAACGACGGCCGCCCGCCGGGGGGGGGGGGATCTCTGCGGGCGGCCCACTTTGACGGTGGCCTCGGCCGGCGTTATCCCCAGGGCATGAACTTCACCACCACGACCGACGTGAACGTTTTCGCCGTCCTCCTGATCGGCCTCCTCTTCCACGCGGGCTGGCGGCTGCTCGACCTGCTGATCGACGCCGTCGTCTGGCTCGCGTCGCTCGCGCGGGGGCGACCGGTCCCGAAGGCGCCGCTCGTGCTGCTGGCTCTGGCGGCCTTCGCACTCACCGCGGGGTCCGCGCGGGCGCAGGCCCCGAACGACCCATACTTCCCGAGCCAGTGGGGGCTGCAGCTCATCCGCGTGCCCGAGGCGTGGGACGTCACGACCGGGAGTGCCGCGGTTCACATCGCCCAGTTCGACACCGGGGTCTTCGCGCACGAGGACCTGATGGAGAACGTGCTCGTCGAGCCCGCACCCCCGCCCTTCTCCGCGCTCGGGACCTGGCACGCGGGGGTGATCGCGGCCGACACGAACAACGGACTCGGGATCGCGGGGGTCTGTCAGCACGCGACGCTTCACGCCTACCGCGTCATCTGGTCGGAGGAGCACCTCGCCGAAGCCTTCGCGCTCGCCGAGTCGACTCCCGCGAAGATCGGCGTCACCGGCTACGCGCTCCTGGGATGGCACGCCCGCCGCGAGTTCGACGCCGTGCTCGACGGTTTCTCGGCGGGCGGCGAGCGCATCCTCATCTGTCCGGCCGGGACGAACTTCGCCGGCGGGCAGCGGCTACGCGGCCCGAACGACGCGCGCTTGCTCGTCGTTGGCGCGTGCAACCTCGACGGCACTCGTGCGTCGTACTCGAACTTCGGGTCGAAGGTCGATCTCTGGGCGCCCGGCCACGCGACGACGACGGTCGAGGGCGGCTACGGGGCGACGGACTCGACGGCCGTCGCCACAGCCTACGTCGCGGGCGTAGCCGGTCTCGTGGGCGCTGCGAACCCCGCGCTCACCGGCCGCGGGATCAAGGACATCCTGATCTTGACCGCGCAGCCGATGGCGTGCGGCCCCGTCGTCGATGCGCGCGCGGCCGTCGACGCGGCCGGCCCCTGAGGCGGTTTGCGACGACCTCCGCTGCAAAGTAGAACCTGGGCGACGAGTCCGAGGGCCGAGACGAGGAGCGACGAGCATGGTTTCCTTCAGCCAGTTTTCGTGGGGCGCGACGCAGGGGAGCTTCGCAGGCGGCGGCACCGGGCCGGTCACCCCGCGCAACGTGTACGTCTCCTCGAGCATCGGGAGCGACGCGAACGACGGGCTGACTCCGCTGACGCCGAAGGCAACGCTCGCCGCCGGCAAGGCGCTGATGAGGCAGGGAGCCGAGGACGCTCTGCTGCTGCTGTGGAACGACGAGTGGACCGAGGCCCTCGGTAACTGGACGACCAGCGGGCGCTCGGCGATCCGGCCGCAGCGAATCGGGTCCTACGGACTGTCGCTCACCGGGGCCCGCCCGAAGGTCAAGTCCGGGATCTCCGACGGCCTGCGCTTCTCGGTGCCGGTTCAGTTCGTTCGCGTCGAGGACGTTCGGATCTCGGCGCACAGCTACAACGGCTCGGCCGGCACGCCGGCCGCGGTTCGGATCGCGGAGACGGCCTCCGACATCACGATCACCGGCTGCTACCTGGAAAACTGCGCGGACGGCGTCCGGATCGACCCGCCCGTCGTTGCCCTGCACGTCGCGCAGCGGATCACGATCTACCGCAACGTGATAGCGGACATCTACGCGAGCGCCGGCAACCCGGCGACCGGGGTCTACTGCGCGCGCACCTTCAACTCGTCGATCAACGACAACGTCTTCTCGAAGATCGGCGAGGTCGATCCGGGCGTGAATCACCACGGGATCCTCGTGCGCTCTGGCTCGAGCTACAACTGCTCGGGCGTCGAGACGGACGGCAACCTCTTCCTCGAGGTCGCAGGCTGCGCGGTCCTCAACCGCTCGAGCAATTTCGAGGCGAACAACAACATGATCTCGCGGGCCGCGATCGCCTTCGGGATGTTCGGCCTCGATCCGGTCGGCGGGTGGGCCGACGGCTTGGCCGACGTCCGATCCGAGCGCAACTGCATCACCGAGGGGCGCGACACGAACGGTTCGACCCCGCGAGGCTGGGGCTACGCGTTCGAGCACTGCGGCGGGGCGACTTCGACGAGCGTCAACTGGCACAACAACTGCCTGGTCGACAGCGGGGCGTCGACCGACCCGCACCCGTTCATCGTGTACCCGGCCTGGCCGACCACGAACGGCACGAGGATGCAGCGCCTCTGGACGAACGGGAACCGGATCTACGAGTGGCTCGGCTCCTGCAAGATCAACGAGTCGGCGACCGCCGACCCGTTCCGCACGCACTCCTTCGACCAGGCCAAGGTCTACTCGACGGGCTCGCACTACGTTTTCGAGCACAACCTCGACAACGGGTCGCGCTGGAACGTTGGCGCGTGCCATCTCCTCAGCGGCGCGGCCTCCGGCGCGCGCTACCGATACAACGGCTCGAACGAGACGCAGGCGGCGTGGAAGGCGCACCTGGGCAACGCGGGGGGCGGCGACGACGAGGTCGTCGGCGCGGGCGACTTCCCGGACGCGACGCGCTCGATCGCGACGTACGACACCGTGGTTGGCGGGAGCGGGACGTTCGCGAGCTTCGTGACCCAGGCGCGCGCGCAGAGCCTGCGGAACTGGAGACCCGAGCTCGGCGGAGCCGCCGTCGCGCTCTGGATCAGCGAAGGATACGGCTTCTAACCGTTCGAGAAAGGGATTCGACGATGTCCGAAGAACGACTTCCGCACGACGATATTCGGCGCCGCGAGCTCGGGATCGACGAGATCGAGCAGCGAACGATCGAGCTGACCGAGGTCGTGCGCGGGATAGGTGAGTTTCTCTCGCAGCCCGAGAACGTCGACCAGGCTGTGTTCGACGACACGACCGAGAGCGCAAACGCGCGGATGAACCTCGGCGTCTTCGGCGACGGCCTCGACGGCGACCGGACGATCACGGACGCGCAGGTCGCGTCCAACAACCTCTTCTACCGCAACCTGACCATCAAAACGGGCGGGTCGCTGAACATGCAGGGCTGGAGCCTGTTCGTTTCCGGCGCGCTCTTCCTCGACGGCGCGATCCACTTCGACGGCAACGCGGGGCAGGCCGGAGCAGCCGGCGGCGCCGCGGGGGCGGGCGTAGCCCGGCAGTTTCTCGGCGGATCGAACGCTGGCGGCGCGGGCGGGGACGGGGCCGGCGCGGCCGGAGCCGCGCGGGACAACGCGACCTGCGGCGTCGGCGGCCAAGGCGGCGACGGCGGCACGGGGGCCGGCGCGTCGGCGGGCGCGTCGACCGCCTTCCCGGACGCGAACGGCGGGGTGCGCGTCGTGCACCAGATCGTCCCGCTGCTCACCGGGGACTCGCAGGGCGAGCTCCTGGAGGCCGGGACCGGCGGCGGGGGCGCCGGCGGAGACGGCGTGAAGAAGGGCGGCGGCGGCGGCGCGTCCGGAGGGATGCTCGTTGTGGCCGCGCGCGCGATCTCTGGAGCCGGATCGATTCAGGCCAAGGGCGGAGTCGGCGGCGCCGGCGACCCGGCCGGAAACACGGGCGGCGGAGGAGGAGGGGGCGGAGGGCTCGTCGCTGTGCTCTCCGAGACGACGATCCCCGACACGATCACGTGCTCGGCCGCGGGAGGTCTCGGCGGAGCGAAGGCGGGGACGGGGGTCGTCGGCGACCCCGGCGAGGACGGAGTCGTCGTGAAGCTCTACGGCGTCAAGTAGGGGCGTGCGCCTGCGCCGGCGCCTTGGTAGCGTTCGGCGCATGCGGCTCGCCCTTCGATTCGCCCTAGCCCTGGCGCCGTGCTCCTGCGCGCAGGCGCAGGGAGCGGCCTATCCGATCGTCGGCGAGTGCCCGGACCAGGATCCGCAGGCCGCGCGGGCCGAGCCCGCGGCGCCGGAGGCTCTCGGCTGGCCCTGGGAGAGTCGGGCGGAGCCCGCGCCCTCGAGCGTCGAGACGCGCAACCCGTTCGATTCGAACTGGCTCGCGGTCGAATACTCGGTCGACTCGCGGCGCGACCTGCGCGACCTGGCGTTCGAGGGCCACTCGCGCCCGCACGAGCGCGTCGACGTCTACGGCTCGCTCGACCTCTACTCGAGCCTCGCGAATGACCCGGCGCGCTTCGCGCTGCGCGGCGGAGTCTTCGCGCGCCTCGCCCCGGCCGCCGGAGTAGCGCTCTGGTACGAGGACTTCACCGGCTCGCGCAACTCGACGACGCGCCTCGGCGCGTACCTCGATCCGTGGACCGGAGGGGAACAGCCTTTCTGCCGCCTCGAGCTGTTCCCGATCTCCGACGACGGAGGCGGCGCGATGGCGCGGGCTCAGTTCGAGATCGCGCTGCGCGAGCGCTGGTCGATCGGCGGCTACGTCGAGCGCGCGTGGTGGGAGGACGGGGGCGACTGGACCTCCGCGCGGCCCGAGCTGCGCTACCTCCTGCGCGACGGCGTCTGGGCGACGCTCGAGTATCGGCACGACGATCGGTGGAACGACGAGGACGGGACGGCGGTCGGGCTCCGAGCGAGCCTCTAAGGGAGAACGAATGGCGAAGAGCGGGAACTACGTCGAGGTCTACAAGGGCAAGCCCGACAGCGACGGCCAATGCTGGCGCTGGCGCGTGAAGAGCCGCAACGGAAAGAAGGTCGGCGCCGCGGGCGAGGCCTTCTACAACTTCTGGACGGCGAAGCGGTCCGCGCTGCGTCGCGCGGTGGACGGGGCGCTGTCGGTCTGCGTGATCAACCCGCTCGACGGCTCGCGGATCTGGATCAGCGGGCGGCAGTCTGCGAGATGAACGAGCGGCGCTGGCGGCGGTGGGCGCGGTGGCTCGTCGCCGCGACGGCCATCACGCTGTTCGCCCTCGCGCACGCCTGCGCCTCTGATCCGCCTTCGACCGTCGATGAGGTCAAGCGGCGCGCGGCGGACGCCGCGAGCGGCGGATGGTTCTCGCGGATGATCGAGGCGTTCTCCGGGAAGCTCGTCGAGATCGTCGTCTCGGTCGTCGCCTCCGTCGCGACCGCGGTGGCGATCGGCGTGAGCGCGGTCAACGCGCTCTACATCGGCCTGGCCGCGCTCGGCGCGAGCTTCGCGTTTCGGCCGGCGCAGGTGGTCAACAACGTGCACACGGGCGGGGGGGACTACAACCCCGGAGGAGGCGGCATGAGTTTCCTGGAATATGTCGGGCTGGGCGCTCTGATCTGGCTCGGCGTCAAGTACCTGGTGATCCCGCGCTCGGCTCGGAACTTCTGGACGGGCCTGTGGGGCCTGGTCGCGAAGCGCGGGCGCCGCGGCGAGAGCCTGCGCCGGATGGTCTCCGCAACCGGCGCGGCGCACACCAGCGCGGCGTCGAAGGCCGCCGCGAACCAGGCGGACGCCGATGCGAAGGCGATCCGCGGTCGGCTCGGGTAGCGTTCCACGTGGAACATCGCCGCGTAGAGCAGCCTGGTAGCTCGCCAGCCTCATAAGCTGGAGGTCGCCGGTTCAAATCCGGCCGCGGCTACCAAATGCGCAGCAGATCCGCAGCAGATCCGCAGCAGATCCGCAGCAGATTGACCACCAAGATCTCCATCCCCGCGCCCTGGAAGGCGATCGCCCGCGCGTCGGGCCGCGTCGCGGTCGTGCACGCCGCGCTCGACGTCCGCGCGCAGGCCTCGCTGCTGGCCCTGGCGCTCGCCAGGCGCGGCGACGTCGTCCTGGTCGGCCCGGGGCGCGATCGCGCCGTCGCGCTGGCCAGGCGCTGGCTGCCGCGCGCCCGGGGCGGCCGTTCGGGGCGCGTTAGGGTAGTCAGGGCCGGCGGCTGCGTCCTGTGGTTGGCAGAGTCGCCCGAGGACCTCGACGACCTGGCCGCGGACTCGCTGGCCGGGCTGTTCGCCCACGGGTGCAACGGCCTAGGGGAGAACCCCGCCGTGCGCGCCGGGGCCGCGGACGCCGGCTTGGTCGTCCTGGCGGGCCAGGCGCCGACCCGGGGCCATTGGTTCGCCCACGCGGCCAACGGCGAGGACGGCTACGACGTCGTCCGCATCCCCTGGCGGGCGGCCGTGGGCGCCTTCCCCGACCAGGCCGAGAAGGTCGGCGACCTCGAGGACCGGCGCAACCGGCGGATGATGGAGCTCGAGGGCGCGGAGCCGCCCCCCCTGGCGCTCGCAGCCGCGGCCCGTCGGCGCCTATGGATCCGGACGGACAAGCCGGCCCGGCTCCTCTCGGCCGGGCAGCGCGCCTCGGCCGCACTCGCCGGCGGCGCGACGTGGGAGGCGTCGGGCGCCCCGCCGATCGTCCCGGCCGAGCTGCTGCCGATGCAGCGCCGCTACGTCGCAATGAAGCGGCTCGGGCGCGCGCGCGGGTTCACGAAGTTCATCGTCCCCAAGTACCGGCGCGGCGGCATCACGTCGATCGAGCAGATCGAGAGCTACCTCGTCGCCGCCGATCGCCCGAACTCGTGGGTCCTCTCGCTCGCGGACACCGACCGCAAGGCGCGCAACATCTTCCCGACGGTGAAGCTCTTCCACGACCGCGACCCCGACGCGCCGCCGCTGATCGGCGCCGGATCCGAGTCGATGATGCGGCTCGCCAACGGGTCGCGATTCGCAGTCGGCACCGCGAGCGGCTCCGCGACGGCGCGCGGCGAAACCTATCAGCGCGTGCACGGATCCGAGGTCCCGTACTGGTGCCCGGGCCAGCGCAACGCCGAGGAGATGGACTCGGTGATGGCTGCGATCACGCGCGCGGCGTCGAACGGCGAGGTCTCGCTCGAGGGCACGCCGAACGGGCGCGAGTGGTTCTACCACCTGTACCAGGACGCGAAGCGCGGCGTCGTGCCCTGGTGGCCGATCTTCCTGCGCTGGTTCGACGACCCGCTGAACGTCGCGTCGCCGGGCACGTACGAGCCCGAGGAGGTCCGCGATTCGCTCGAGGCGGAGGAGCAGGACCTGATCGAGCGGCACGGCCTGACGCTTGCGCAGATCGCGTGGCGCCGCGCGACGAAGGGCGAGCTACGCCGACTCTTTAAACAAGAATACCCCGAGGACGACGAGAGCGCGTTCATGTCGAGCGGCACCTGCTACTTCGACGTCGACAAGGTGATCGCGCTTTCGAAGGCACTGCGCACCTACGAGCGCAGGCACGTCCCTGGCGGCTACGAGGTCGAGTGGGAGGCGCCGGAGAAAGGCGTCGAGTACGTGATCGGGTGCGACACGTCGGAGGGGATCCCCGGATGCGACCCGTGCGGGCTCGGCGTGCTGCGCCGCGACACCGGCGCGCAGGTCGCGACGGTGCACGGGATCTTCAACCCGCCGACGCTCGCGGCGCACGTCGTGCGCGTGCATCGCAGATACAACGACGCGCTCGTCGGGATCGAACGCCAGAACCACGGACACGCGGTCCTGCAGAAGGTCCTCGAGCTAGGGCTCGATCGGCCGCACTTCCACGGCGGCTCGCTCTACTACTTCAAGCGTGGAACGGACCAGGTCGAGCGCGGCGCGGACGGCATGGCGTGGACGCGACACGGGCGCCCAGGCTGGTCGACCGACGGCGAGACGCGCCCGGTCATGCTCCAGCAGATGGCCGCCGCGATCGAGGACGGATCGATGAAGGTGCGCGACGCGGACCTGCTGTCCGAGTGCCTCTCGTTCCGCCTCCAGACGAGCGGGAGGTTCGAGGCCGACTCGGGCGCGCACGACGACGCCGTCTTCAAGTGGGCGATCGCGTGGCAGATGCGGAAGCACCGCGTGGTCAAGCCCGGGATCATGGTCCTCGAGGGGTCG